CTCGGATTTAGTCCACGCACCTTCATAGTCGCAGCGTTCGCAGAAAGGCCTGAACGATTCGCTCATCAGTGATGCCCCAGACCGAAGAGCCATGCGATGGAGAAGAAGACCATCGCCACGATGAGCACGAGCCAAAACCAGCACAGCATGAACGTAACTTTCATCGCGCAGCAGCCTGGCAGCGCCGACGCCATTCGTCGTGCTCGAGCGTCATGTTGTGCTCGAGGATCACGCCGAGCGCCTTGCGCTGGGCCGCGCGGAGTCGATCCGTTGAGCCCTGGGGCTTGCGCTGGAGCGTCTCGTAGAGATCGAGCGCCGCGGCACCCGGTCGACCGCCAGCCGCGCGCACGAAGCCAGCGATGACCTGAACGTAGAGCGGGATGCCCGCGACGAGACTATCGCCCGGTCCGGTGCTCGGCGTGAACGACGTAAAGACGACGCCGGACGGCGGGGGAATCGGCGTCACGCGGATTCCCCCACCGATGAGCTTCACTTCATAGTACGTGCACACGAACGCGTGCGCGTAGAGTTCGCCGAGCGACCGGGCCGTCGCGGCCTTCTTGATCTGTTTGAGGATCACGTCCGCGTTCCGACCACGACGGCGTTCACCTCGTCGGCTTCCATCATGACGATGAACTTCGCGACGTTCATGAGGAAGTTCGCCTTGGTCGTCTGGTCGAAGACCATCTCGGCCTGAGCGTCGGACATCGCCGAGGTCGCTGCCATTTTCTGCGGCTGGCGCGCATCGCTGTACGCTCTCAGGTAGTTTTCGGCTTCGATCTTCACGTTTGCGGAGTTGGTGTAGGCGCTCATTTGTGTTGGTCGCTTTCTGCGGCTCGTGGCCGCGACTTGTAAACCGATGGTACACCATCCGAATGAAGAATGCAATAGGTTGTGGCTACATTTGCTTGCATTTGCAGCGCGCCTATGGTAAGGTACTCCTACGCCGCGGCGCGAGCCGCAGAAAGTGACCATCCATGATCATGCTCTCCGAGCGCCCCAAAGACGGAATCGCCCACGAGGCCATCCGCGAAATCGCTTCGATCATCATCAGCAGCAAGGCTGACGGTCCGGTCGACGGAACGAAAGGCTTCACGCACACCTTCGAGCTTCTCGGCGAAGACGTCGTCGCGACGTTCCAACGTAAGGGACCTGGCGAGTTCTCGCTCTACAACGTCGACATCAAGATGGACTCGGGCACGATTCGCTTCGGGTCGAGCGCCTTCGCCGCAGCCGCGTTTCTCTTCGGCCAGACCCTCGGCCGCGTGCAGGGCGCGCGTCAGGTGTCGAAATGACGATCACCGCGGCTCAGGCTCTTCACGATCTCTTCTTTCACACCCAGGGCGGCGTCTCGGTCGGCTCGATCCTCATCGCTCTCGGCGGGTGCTGCGCCTTTGCGGCGCTGGCCGCGAGCGCTGACGAGAATCGGCCGCCGGGCTATTGGGACCCGCCGGAAGAGCCCACCCAGAGCGAACGCGACAAGTTCTCAACGTGGTACGGGCGGAGGCTGCCATGACCGTCACCGTCACCATCAATCAGACGTGGCGCTACTTCATCGAGGCCTCGAGCGTCCGCGTCGCCATCGCCAAAGCGTGCACCCAGCACGACGTCTTCGCGAAGGCGCGGCAGAAGCAGGGTCTCTTGACCCCACAGACGCTCTCTCAAGCCGCGCGTAAGGGCGGCGTACGAATTTACGCCGACATTGTCCGGAACGCGCCAGAGGCCGAGGGAGCGGCCACGAAGGTCAAGCGCGTCAAGCGAGGACCGATCCGGTGATGACTTCCGATTGGACGAAATACGACACGCTCGAGGAAGCCGAAGCGGTCGCCGCGGAGCAACGCGCGCGCGAAGAGCGCGAGGGTGGCTTCTACCGCTACAACGTGCGGCCGTTCGGCCAGCGCTGGGTCGTCACGGTCATCGACGAGGAGTCCGGCGAACACTTGGGTGCGCTGTGAGTCTCCTCGAGCCGCAGTTCCCGGCCAAGGTATGCGAGGAGCGCTGCTCGACCTGCGTCTTCGGCGTCAACTCGCCGATCAGTGCCGAGCGTATGCGCGAGCTTGCCGACGGCTGGAAGAAGCGTGGTCATCAAATCTGCCACCACCACGGCGTCGTGGGTCACGGCGAAGACGTGTGGTGCCGCGGCTTCTGGGAAACGCAAATCACCGACGTTCTGCAAGCGCTCTTCATCGCGATGGGTTACGTCGTCTTCGTGCCGTGCGATCCCGAGGAGCCGCTCGATGTGTAAGTTCCGCGCGATGCTCGAGCGGCTGTGGCGCTGGTGGGCCTACGACATCGACGATCCCGAGCACGCGAGGCTGCGCGAATGGTAGCCGTACGCAAGCTCCACGTCGTCACGTGCGACCGCTGCGGCACGAAGGGCGAGTTCGAAGCGCTATCGATCCCCGGCGCTCTGCGGGTCGCACGAGCCGCCGGATGGGTGCAAGGATTCGACCGGAGGCTTCGCGCCATCGTCGATCTCTGTGAGGGCTGCTTCGAACCCTAGCAGTGTCGGAACGCGTTGGTGACGATCACCGCGAGGATGATGAACACTTCGAAGCCGACGATGTAGACGCACTTGCGCCACGCGTCCGCGCGACCACGAGCGTAAATCATGCGGTCGACGGCGTCTTCGAACTCGTCCGGAATCGGTGGAGATAGCCAACTCATGGCGCGTCCTCGATCAGTTTAGGCTGGCCTTCCATGTCCGCTGCGCTCACGGTCGGCGATGGTGGCGGCGCGACATCCTTGATGATCCCGGCCTTTACAAGCGCCACGTAGTGCTCGGGATAGGCATCGAAATCGAAGTAGGTGTCGAGATCATCGAGCACGAGTTCCTCTTGCACGATGAATTCGATGGCGTCTTCCGTGCGCCAGAAGTGAGTCTCGATCACGTCACGCAGATCAGAGTCTGACCACGTTGAAAGAATCGCTTCGGTCGCCTTGCACTGCGCGTGATAACTCGACCGAATAGCCGCCTTTTCGTCGTCAGTTAAGGGCCGCGGTTCCACCGAGCACCTCCAGAACTTCGGCTTCCTTCTGCTTCATCCGTTGCACGCACGAGATGCCGTCGGCGCAAATCCACACGTATCGCGACGGGTCTTTCTCGAAGACGTCATCGAGCATCCAGCGCTGGCCGTTCCACGCTTTGGGCGGCTTGGTCGTGCCGCAATCGTTGCACTTTCTCACCGAAGCGCGTCCCAGAGGTTCGCGGCGAGCCCGGTCATGCTCGGTCCATCGTAGCGACGCCACGGACCAAGCTCCGCGGTCTTACCGAGATTGCGCTTGATGTGCGCAACCTCGACGTAACGATCATCGGCGTCGAATGCGTAGACGCACACGCTCTCTTTACGCTCGGGATGGTTGCGCGCGAGAAGCTCGTCCTCACGCACGTTGTTCGGCAACCCGTCCTCGAGAAATGCCGTCCACGCCGTGCAGACGTAGATCAGTTCCTTCGCGTGCACGGCGTGCAGCGTCGTCGGGATGATCTCGTCGAAGAGATGGCGTCTGATGTGGCTGTTGCTGTAAAACGAAGGATCGATAGAGATATTCATCCGACCGCCGTCGCAACGTACGACCGTGAGCGACGACTCGACATTGATGTCGTCAAGAAGCAGCGATACCGTCTCCCCGACGTTGCGTTTGATCTCTTCGACCAGCAGTTTGAAGCGCTCGGTCATAGGTGAGGACCTCCACGGTGCGAGAGCGATGAGCGATCAGAGCGTCGTTGTTCGTTTGCACGAGGCTCTCGTATTCCGGATGCCCTGGTGAAACGAAGCGACCGAGTTCAAAAAAAACGGGCGGCGGCGATGGCAGCGTTCCGTCGAAGAGGAACGCAAGATTCTCGCGATGCGTTTGCGCCATGAGATAGAACGCCATCGGGTTCACCGAGTTATCGAAGCGCGCGAGGTGCATCGCGTCTCGCTTGAAAAGTGCGACGCGGGTGATAGCCTTCGGGCTGATGTCGCCGAGGTGCGCGCACGTGCCGAGCACGGAGAGGCTCGCCTTCCACAGTTCGGCGTTCGCCATCATGAGCGTCAGAACGTCCGCGGGATCACACGGCATCGGCATCGGGTGCCCATCGTTCTTCGCGACGGCGATCTTCAAGAAGTCTTCGTCTGGCAGAAGAAACTCCTCGTCGACCCAATCGGTATCGATCTCGATTACGAGCCCCCGGTCGGGAGTTAACGCATAATCTTCGCCTTCGGATTCGTTCTGGCACCACGCGGCGAACATCGGAGCTATCGAGTCGCTCAGATAGACGCAAGCCTTCATCGACGCGATAGCGCCCGACCAATTCCCCGGCGCAGATCGACGCGGGAGCAGGCCTTTCTCGAGGATCGACGCAAGGTTTGACTCGTTCGTGCCGTGATACAAAAACACTAGACGTGCCCCCACGTCTTACGTTCGCTCTCGGCTTTCGACGGCGTTATCCAGACGCGCGCGTTTGCGTGCTTGCGGCGGTATGCGAGGCGCGCGCGATACGCGGCTTCGTAGGTGACGTGCCAAGAGATCACGCGCGACGTCACGCGACGGCCGCTGCATTCGTGCAGCCCCGACGGACCCGCGGTCGCGAGCGCGTACGGTTTCCCGTTGACGCGCGGCGCGCAGACGGTGCACGCCATTACGAGTGGCCGCACTCCCCGCACACGACGTTCTCGCCGTCCGTGCGCAGATCAAGCGAGCAGCACTTCGAGCAGATCGACTCGCCGTCGTGGTTCGTCGTCGTTCCGGTCGGCCACGATCCCAGCGCCATGCGCAGTTTCGCAAATGCGCCCTCGAGATCGTTGCCCTCGACCTTGCGAGCACGAAGCTCGAGGCCTTTGTTCGTCGCCACGTAGACGGTGCCGCAATCCGGGCACGAGAGCATGAGCTTCGCGCCATCCGGCACGTCCGCGGGCCGACCATCGACGTAGACCGTCGCGGGAAGCTCGAACGTGAGGGTGCGGTTCGTGTGACACATGGGCGTCACCGGGTATTGGATTGAGTCCTCGTAGGAGGCGGGATTCGCGTTGCTCATGATCTTAGTATACCTAGGTCCGCGCAAGAAATGCAATAGGTCGTGGCTACAATTTAATGCAAAGAGGGCCAGGGGAAACCCCCAGCCCTCTTTGCGCGCCACTGTCGAGCGGCCTAGTTTTTGAGGCCCGCCAGCCATTTGCCTGCGGACCGCTCGATGGCGATGCGCTGGTCGATCCCCTTGCCCTGGGCCGTCGCCGTGAGCACATTGAGGTAGTCGTAGGCCGTCTTCGCCTCGGTCACGCGCGCCTCTTCGATGAGCGTGTCGATCATGTTCTTCGGCACGCCGTAGCGAGACACGCCGTTGCGGATGAACTCCTCGCCGTCGTCGACCACGATCTCGGTCGCGCGCGACACGCGCTGCATGAGGCGCGGCTGTGCGGCGATGATCGAGTTCATGGCCTCGTCGAGCCGAGAGAAGAGGTCTTGGTTCGCCTTGCCCGTGTGGCGCAGTAAGATGCCGCCCATCGAGCCGTCGGCGGAGATGAGGCCGTTCCAGCATTGCACCCGGAAGAGGGCCGTTTCCCACGCGTAGCTTGAAAGGCCGACTTCGGAGTTACGAATCTGCACGCCCGGCACCAAGCGATCACCGTTGCCGAGGGTCTGTTCCTTGCTCGGGAAGAGCAGGCGGCCGTTCATGAGGTTGTCGCCGATGTTGAGGTACGCGGCCGTCGCGCCGCCCGTATTGAGGAGCTTGATGCTCGCCTCGATGAGCGGAAGGTTGTCCGAAATCGTATAGCTCGGCGAGAGCATCGCGCGAACGCGGCCGTCGTGGTCGATGCGGATCAGAGCCGCCTTCTCGACTTCGACTTTCTCGCCATCGATGGTCTTCGTGACGCGCTTGCCCTCGAGGTTCTTGCCGTGCTCCGCGAGGATGCGGAGCTTCAGGTCGGACGAGCACTTCGAGAAGAATGGAGCGGGAACGCCGACCTTCTGCGCGACATGGTACTCGGCCGTCGCGTTGAGGGTCTTCGGTTGGCGCAGAGCGTCGTAGTCGCCCGTGAGCGCGATGTCTTTGGGTCCGGCTTCGACGAAGCGAAGGCCGCCGAGTTCGAAGATGCCGTCGACTCGCTTTGCGGCGCGCTCGCGCTCGGTTGCGAGAATCTCGTTGAGATCGAGGCTGGGCACGTAATTCGGGATGGGGCCTTTGCCCCCGTTCTCTTCTGTCGCGATGGCGACGACTTTACGGACGGTCTGGTCCTGGAGTGCGTACATGAAATGCCTTTCGTAGAGGCGGCAAAAGCGCCGCTCCACCACGTTAGCCTAGCGCGCAGAATAAGTCAAGAGTCATAGCTAGGAATCGATGTCAAAACCTGTAGGAATTGGGCGAGCCCGCGCCAAGAGACCGCGCATGGCCGACCCGCTCGAGCAGATTCGTCTTATCCCGGCGCGCGAACCCGAAGAGATCGTCGCAGAAGCGCTCTCGCTCTATAAGCCGATCAAGGCCTTCGTGCTCTTCTCTGGCGGCAAAGATTCCTCGGTCACCCTCGATACGATGTGGCGCACGTTCCCCGGCCTCATCACGGGCGCGCTGCACATCAATACGGGCATCGGGCTACGGTCGACGCGCGAGTTCGCCGAGAAGTTCTGCGAGGATCGAGGCATCCGATTCCATGAGGCGCGTGCTCCGATCATGTACGAAGACGCGGTGCGCAAGAACGGCTTCCCCGGCCCGGCCTTCCATCGCCGGATGTATATTCTCCTCAAGCAGCGTGCCCTCGAGGCTTTCGTCGCGATTCAAAAGCGAGAGAAGATGGACGAGATCATGCTCATCTCCGGCGCGCGCGCAGAAGAATCGCGTCGAAGGATGGGCACGACGGCACCGCACGAGAAAAACGGCGCGCAGATATGGTGCCAGCCCCTCATCGATTGGTCGGACCGCCGGATGCAATCCGAGCGCGAGCGCCACAGCGTCGAGATGAGCCCATCGTCCTCGACGCTCCACATTAGCGGTGAGTGCCTCTGCGGAGCGTTCGGCGATCCCAAGGAACTCGATCTTATCGAGACGTTCTTCTCCGATGACCCGGTCGTGCGTCGCATTCGCAAGCTCGAGCGGGAACTCGCGGCGGCGGGTGAGCCTCGGTGCAAATGGGCGACGCCGCTCGAAGGCGACGAAGCGCCGACCGAGCCCGCGGGACCGATGTGCGTGAATTGCTACAAGCAGCCATCGATGTTCGACGAAGCGGTGACCTAGGTTATCGGTACAGGGAGCGCGCGCGGATTTCCGGAAACGGAGGCCCGTGGACTATCTCGCGCTGCCGCCCGTTCCGGCTCGCGCCGACCGCGCGCTCGTGCCTGCTCGAAGCCTCGGCGGTATTCCGTCGGTGGCTTCGAACTTTCTTGCGAAGATGGCCGGGCCGACGCGTCGGAACCTCGAGCCGCGCAAAGGTGCGAACGGTAAGGGCCTCGCTCCACTAACGCGCCTCCAGCAGACGGGCATCGCCGAGCGACCCGCATCGCGCCAGAACCTCATGAACATGATGGCGCTCAAGCAGTTGGTCGAGCGCGACGACATCATGTACGCCATCCGCTCCACGATCCGGCGCGCAATCGGCGAGATGAAGTGGAAAGTCGTCCCCGATCTCGACGCGATCAAGGCCGATCTCGAGCGCTGGGAAAACGTCGTACTCGTCAACCTTGCGCTGCCGGGATTTCAGATCGAATTCCAACCGCAGGCGATGTCGATGTCGATTTACGAGCGCGCGACGGGCGCACTCAAAGACGTGTTGCGCGAGGTCATCAAGGACGGCGAAGAGCCCGCGACGTCGCCGAAGATTCGCAACTTCTTTGAGAACGTCGTCGCCGCGCACGACGCCATTGCGAAGTCGCACATCGAAGAAGTCGAGCGCGTCTTCCGTACGCCGAACCTCACGCAGAACACGTTCCGCGAATTCATGGACCTCATCGTCGATGACATCACGCTCTTCGACGCTGGCGTCATCGTGAAGAACCCCACACTCGACGGGAAGCTCGGCGAAATCTATCAGTTGCCCGGCTATCAAGTTCGACCGTATCGTGCGAAGGATATGTCGATTCCGCTGCCGCCCGGCGTCGCGTACGATTGGGTTGTCGACTCGACCATCCGCGCGTACTTCAACATGGCCGAAATCTGCTATATCATGTGCAATCCGCAGGAGAATGGCTACGGCAAGAGCCCGGCGGAAGCGCTTATCGATCAAATGGTCGGCGGGGTTTACGCCGATGCGTATCTCGTCGATGCGTTCGCAAATAACAATATGCCGAATTTCGTCTTCGATCTCGGCCCGAACGTTCAGGAAGGCGAGCGCCGCGCTATCGAAAAGGCATGGGACGCGCGCGTTTCGCAAGGCCTACATCGTGGCATCTTCGTTGCGAATGCCGAAGGTGTTAAAGGCTTCATGCCGCTGCAAAACGGCAAAGACAACGACGACACGACCATCGAGAAGCTCAAGTTTTGGGCCAATCGCAAGTGCGCAGCGTACGGTCTCGGTCTGAGCGATATCGGATTCACCGAAGACCTCAAAGCGAAAGCGACGGCCGAGGATCAATCGAATCTCTCGCAGACGCGTGGCATCGATTCGTTCGCCATCGTCATCGAAGAGAAGCTCAACGTCAATATCGTTCGCGGCAATATGTGGCTGCGCGAAGACCCCGAAAACACGAACTCGCTCGCGGGTCGCGTCGTGCCGTGCTTCCCGTTCAAGGACGTGAAGATTGCATTCGAGCGCGGGTCGAAAGAAGATCGTCTCGACAAGGCCGAAAAAGCGATCTCACTCGTGAGCGCTGGTATCTTCTCGATTAACGAAGAGCGCAAAGAACTCGACATGGGTCCGATCCCCGGCGGCGACGTGCACGTCGTCTTCCAAGGTGGCTCGCCGATGAAGGTTGAGGACCTACCGAACATTCCCGCACCGCAAGACCCGAACGCGCAGCAAGGTGGAGCACCGGGTCAAGAAGCACCGGGTGCGCCCGGCCAGCAAGACCCCACCGCGCAACAGCCGCACAGCAACGGACCGCCGAAGCCGGGGCAACCTAAGTCGCCACAGCAGAACGATCCCGATGAGGGAGGCGACGCGGTCGAAAAAATGAATAGCATCGAACACATGGCTCGCGAGTTAGCGAAGCTCGTCGTTTCGTAAGGAGACCTATGGCTGACGCGTACGTTATCAATCTGACGACGGGTGCCGTAACGAAAAACGGGACCGCACTCACGAACGTCATCGATATGAATCTCGCACTGCGTTGGGACGATACGCCGGGTCCCATCGAAGGCGATACGGTTCCGGCACTCGGTTTCCGCATCACGGCGCGCATCGCCGATGCCGCGGCCGACGCGCGCATCCTCGCGCAAGGCCCGTCCGGATTGCTCGGCTCGAACGTCGCGTTTTTCGCAGGTAAACCCGCGGAGTACGTCTTGCGATCTAAGGTGGGCGATACGCTCGCGTTCACGAACACGCCCGGCGCTCCGATCACGGCCGCGCCGCTCGAGAACGCTTCGGTCGACGGCTTCCAGCCCTAGGTGCACGGCGTTCCGGCGCTGCTGGACGCTCAGTTCTCTCTAGCAATCCTCAAAGTGAAGGCGGCCCCCGTGCACACGCGGGCCGTCATTCGCATTCTCCAAGACACGTGGGGATGTCCGAAGCTCCAGAATATCGAGAAGCGCGGCGAGGATGGTAAGAGGGCAGGCGATCACGGTCTCGACGAGATTGCACGCCAAGAGAAGGCGCTCTACGAAGCGCTCACCGAGGGACAGAAAGAGGCCTATCGCGCGCTGAAAGCCTTGGTCGACGAACTCTACGAGGAAGGCTTTCAATTCGAGAACTTCGACCCGTTCGCCGTCGACACGACCGTCGATGCGTGGAAGGCGAAGGCTCTCGCCGATCTCGCAACGCATCCGGCTAAGGCCTATATGCTCGGGCAGATGCTCGCGAGCGAGAAGCTCAAAAAACCGATCCATCGGCCGATGTTGCCGACCGATGGCCGAGCAATTCAATTCCTCCAACACCACACGTTTAACGAGATCAGTGCGGCGTTCGAAGACCTCAAGGGCAATCTACGCACTGCACTGATTAACGGTGTCCAGGAAGGCGCGAACCCGCGCGAAGTCGCGCGTAAGCTCGCGAACGAACTTGACGATTACACGACGCAATGGGACGTCGTCGCGATCACGGAGACCGCGCGCGCTGAATCCCAAGGTCGCCTTCGCGAACTCGAGGACGCTGGCGAGAAGTATTGCATAGGCTCGAGCGCGCACGACACGCGCACGTGCGATAAGTGCTTGCTCCTCATCGACGGCAAGCGCTATAAAATCTCCGAGGTCATGGCGAACACGAATTACGGCAAGAAGGCCGACGCGTGGGTGCCGTGCATCCCGCTGCACCCGCGATGCCGTTGCGTTTGGCTCCCGTCAAATGACGAGTGAGCGCCGGAGTCGAAGGGATGACCTATGGTTGCGGCTTCCGATAACCTAGCGATCCTGACGTCGCTTTCGGCGCTCGCGCCGCGGCGTGTCCGCAAGGGCGACGTTCCGACACAGACGACGATGAAGCGTCCCGAGCCCGGCGATGCCATCGCTGCCTCGCCGTATGCTAACCGTGATGGGCTCGTGGTCGGCGTCGCGGACGCGGGACGTCTGCTTCACTACACCTCGGACCCCCACGGCAAGCCGATGGCAACCTACCATAGCGCGACGATGAATAAGCCCGTCTCGACGCCGCAAGCGGCTATCGCGCGCCTCGAGGAAGGCGACGACGTCGATGAGTCGCGCCACCCCGATCTCAAGATCGTCCCCTTGAAAATCGGCGATTCGAAGCATGACGGCCGCAGCGTTATCTTTCACGGCGGCGTCGCGCAGGGAACTATCGATCCGGCGAAGGTTGGCAAGCAGAAGATCGTGACCGTCTCGAGTGCTGCGATGGGTCCGGATCGTCACTTCCTCGACCGCGGAAAAGCTATCGATGCCATCCACGCGCACTTCGCACCGGATGAAATCGAGAAAGAGACCGAGACGGAGAAGTTCCGTACCGTCGGCGATCTTTTCAAAGTGGTCGACGATAACGGTGCAAAGCACGGCTCGGATGGCAAGTTCACCTCCGGCGGCGGAGGATCGAAGAAAGACGAGTCGTCTTCCACCGAGGACACGAGCGAAGACGTCGACTACGACAACGACGAATCGGTCGAGCGAGCCCAGGCCGCGCACGAGAAAAAGTACGGTAAAAAAGCGGGCGTCGCCGACATGGAGTGCACGAATTGCAACGGCACGGGAACGACGCCGTACAAGCACATCGAAGATGGCGTTTGCTTTCGCTGTGGCGGCGATAAGACCGAGTCGGTGCGTATCGAGCAGCCGAAGACCATTGCATCGCGTCTGAAGCGCAGCAAGGCCAAAAGCGATGCGATGCGCGAGGACGAGCTTTTCGCCGAGTACGAAGCACGGAAAAAGAATCCCGATCTCTACGATGCGCTCTCGAATCGTGCGCACCTCGAGTTCGAAGCGGACCCCTCGGGTGGCGGCGGACCCGGTAGCGGCGGGCGCGCAGCGCTCGCGCTCCACGCGTTCAAGACCGGGAAGATGAGTGAAGAGAAGGCGCGCAGAGAGCTTCGTGTCGCCGAAGAGCACCTCGTCAATAGCGGGCACATTCAGCGCTCGGAAATCACGGAGAAGACACGCAACGCAAAGGGATTCACGCGATCTGAGGCCGATGCGAATAGCGTTCACGTGGGCAAGCCGGGCGAGAAGGTCACGAACCATACGCTGACGCTCGAGAAGCCGCCCATTCGTTACGAAAACGACTACGGCGGCGGCTATATCTGCTTGCTACGCGACCAGGACGGCAACTCGATTAAGTGGTTCACGTCGAATCCGAATAACGTCTTCCACACGGCTTCGCACCTCGACGGCTACGATAAAGGCACGATCAAAATCGGGCAGCCCTTCGAGTCGGACTTCATCGTCAAGGATCACAAAACACGCGACGGCGTCGATGAGACGCACATCAAGAATCTCAAAGTCGCCAAACCGCCGAAGGTTCCGAAGAAGCCAAAGAAGATCGACCCCGAGTCCAAGGTTGAGGAGACCACGAAAATGATAACTGTCGGTGATATTTTCAAGGCCGAGGATTCGAGCGGTCACGAGCATGACGCGAAGTCGGGACAGTTCACGTCGAAGAGCGGCGCGAGCTATGCGGTGAAGTACGATCACAACTCGAAGGGCCTCGCGCTCCACAGCGGTGAGGGCAAGGTTCTCGGCACGATCAAGGGCACCGCGAAAGCGACGAAGGACGGCACCGTGGTTCAGCATCACGGTCACCTGCACGCGGGTGGCACGGTAGGTGGTCCGAAAACCGGGACGGGCGCTGACGAAATGCACGAAGGCCGCATGGCGACCGGGCGCAAGATGGCCGAAGCGCACGAGAAATTTCAGGCACAGCGAGCGCGCTTTCAAGCAGCGCAAGGAGCAGCGAAGTCGATAACTGCGGGCGATATTTTCAAAGACGTTAAGCACGATCCGAAGACGGGTCAATTCACGTCGTCGTCCGGCGCGAAATACTCGGCGAAGAAAGTCGGCGGCGGCCATACGGCGATCCACGATGCGAAGGGCAACCACGTCGGTCGCGTCGTGTCCGGCCGCGGTCATCAAGGCGAGGGCGGCGCGTGGCACAGTTGGGGCTCGACGCACCACGCGTTCTTGCACAACGACCACGGCGAAAACGACACGCATCTCGGCGCACACGTCTCTGATAAAAGCTCGGAGAATCTCAAGGCTAAGAAAGCGGCGATGAAAGACGTCGTCGATTCGCACGAAAAGCGCTCGAAGAAAGATAAGTCCATGACCGTCGGTGATATCTTTAAGAAGGGCGTTCGCACGGTCGGTGAGCTTCTGAAGGGTGACGTCCTCGCCGTTCCCGCGCCGATGGGCGCTGGCAACTACGTCGGCTCGTTCGAAGAGACGCTGCGACGCATCAAGGGACCTGTGTGTATGGGCTCTGGCTGCGACAAGAAGCCGGAGTATGACGACGCGGGCAATCGCATCTACGGCGACGGGCCGAGCGAGCCGCGCGACTATCCGCACTACCTCGACGTTGTCGCGACGTTCCCCGAGCACGCGTACGTGCGTTGTAGCGATGAAGACAAGACGTGGAAGGTTCCGTATACGATGGATGCCGAGAAGGTGACCGTCAACGGAGAGCCCGAGCTTGTCGTCGCGCAATTCGTTCCGGCCGCCGATGCGACGGGCGAAGAAGTCGACGCCGACGACGATGACGATGAGGACGAAGACGCGGAGTGACGACGCTCGAGAGCTTTCGTGCACTCACGAAGCTCACCGCGCCGATCTCGAATGATCTCCGCAAGTACGAAAAATGGTGGGAGCAGCAACCCCGCGATGAATTCGGAAAGTGGACGTCGGGTTTTTCGCATGGGGCGTTCGCTGCAAGCGATCAAGAGAATGACGGTCCGGTCGATCCTCCGTCGAACCCGAAGGCTGGTTGGGAGAACGAGCCGGGTTGGATGGGCGCATCGGCGCAGCACGGCATTTCCGACGATCATCCCGCACTCGATAGCGCGACCGGAGCGCCGCACAGTGGCTATCTTCCGGTAAGCGCTGCGCTCAAGCCGCCCTCGAACGTTCAGGCGTGCGTTGCGGGCACCGAGCAAGTCAAGCAGCACTTCGCGAACGGCGAGATTTACGCGGCAAAGAAGCTCGTGCACGCGAATCCTGAAATTCTCTTCGGCATCGCCGCGGAGGAATACAGTTCCGAGAAGCAGGCGAAGATTGCCGCTGCATTCTTGAACGCGGCGACGGATGGCACGTGGTCGCAGTTCGGAAACTACGTTAAATTCGAAGGCGGCGTCCCGAAAGAAAACCCGCTCTCGGCTATCGCGGCGCAGAACAACGTCACGCCGCAGCCGAAACCCGTCGGCGCTCCGAAGCTCGTCGATCTCGACGCGGTCGAGAAGCCGCAACCCGGAACTATCGCTGCGGCGAACGCGGTTTCCGACGCGCACGGCATTCACGTTGCGCTCGAGACGGGCGACGTCGCGAGTGCGCGTAAGTTAGCGCTGCAAAATCCGCAATCACTGCTGGCACTCAAAGCGATGGAACATAGCACGTCGCTCGAGGCGAAGTCGGCGGCGGCGTTCCTGCACCTCATGACGGGCAAGACGTTCGCGCAGCACGGCAAGAAGGTCAAGCAAGTCAAGGGTGCCGTCCCGTCGTCGCTGTGGTCGCCACCGAACTTCAATGGCACCGGAGCGCCGAGCTACCAGCCGCCCGCGGCTCCTGACGCACCTGCCGAGCCCGCGTCGATCATCCCCGCGCCTGGCGAACCGCTGCCGCAATCGGAAGAGGCGCAAGCGAAAGCGCCCGAGCCGACCACAGCCGAGGCATGGGAGAATGTCGAAGCGACGCCTATCGCTGGAAAAAAGGTCGGCGGTACGAATCCCGGCGGCTTCTTCGAACTCGACGATGGCACCAAAGGCTACGCGAAATTCTACAGCAACGTCGAGCAAATGCAGACCGAGTTCATGGCGAACCAAGTTTACAAAAAACTCGGCATCAATGCGCCCGATTCGCGCCTCGTTACGATCAATGGCAAGAAGGCGATCTTCTCGCCGCTCATCGAGAACGGCAAGCAGAACACGGGCGGCGTCACGTCTGACAGCACATTCAACCTCGCCGCACATCCGCAGATCATGAGTGGTTTCGCCGCCGACGCGATCCTCGCGAATCACGACGTCGTCGGGCTCACGCATGACAACATCATGTTCACGCCCGATGGGCAGGCTCACCGACTCGATAACGGCGGCGCGCTGAAGTATCGCGCGCAGGGCGCTCTTAAGAGCAACTACTCGAAAGACGCCGTGCCGGAACTCGACACGATGCGCGATGCGAAGTTCGGCGCAGGCAAGATATTCCAGGGTCTTAGCGATCAGACCGTCGCGGACCAGGCCGTACACGTCGCGCAGACCGTCAAGCCGGAAGACGTCGCGAAGATTGTCGCGGACGCCGGATTCACGGGCAAGGATGCGGTCGAGCACGCGGATATGATTAACGGCCGCATCAAGGCCGCGCTCAAGTGGGCGATTCCGAAGCTCAAGACCCCCGAGCAGCAAGCGAATGCGATGGCGCTTGCGTCATCGATCACGCCAGCCGAGCCTGAAAAGACGGGCATACCCGCCCCTCCGGTCGGCGACGCTCTGCTCGCTGGCGTCAACCAAGACCCGCACATCGCGAACGTTGCGAAGCTCGCGCTGGCGGCCTCCCCATCGTACGCGTCGTCTATTCCGGATTCGGTTTACGTCGCTATCGGAACCAACGACGAGCACGCGTTCGCGAAGGCTGCAACGTCGAGCGCCGCCACGCTCGTCGCGCTCGCGCAGAAAAAATGGACGAATGCGTGGCCCGCAATTAAGATGGCTTCGATCCTCACGCATCTTACCGGACAACCGTACAAAGCAGCGGCGACCGCAGGTGGCATCAAAGTCGTCAAGGGCAATTACGGCACTGTCGTCGCGCAGCCCGATCCGAATGCGCAGGTTCCGAAAGCCGAAGACAATCCGTACATCGAAAAGCCGATCAAGACGGCGGCTCCGCTGACGCCAAAAGCAAAAGCGGCAGCAGCAAAGGCCAACCTCGATTACTCAGTCTTCACGCCACAAGCCGTGCATCATTCGTGGGTTACGCAACAGGTCAGTAAGCTCGCGAAGATTGCACAGGATCAAGGCGTCTTCAGCAATCATCTTCAGCAGTATGCGAACTTGGTAGCGGCTCAGGCCGTGAAGAATCCACAAATTGCGGCAGCGTTTAACGGTGCATCGATCCCCGCGTCGGCTCAAGAGGCGCTTCACGGTGCGTTCAAGGATGCAGGTATCGATTCGACCGTAGCTCCGTCCGAAGACTCTTCGCTCGGCGACGGGGATATGGGCACCCTATCGCTCCACGGCGTGCACTCGAAGCACGTCGCGCAAGCGCTCGCGCTCACGCCCGGCATTCATCAGTCGACGGCACCGGAAGGACCGAATAACGATCATCTCGGTCCGCTCTTTCTGAACGGTGACTTCAAGCCTATCGGTGCGTACGGGCAACGTGACGTTAAACGCATGATCACGAAAATCGGCAAGTTCGGGCCGAAGGGCGGAATGCTATACCTTCAAGCGTTCGAGAAAGACCCTGACTATCTTCATTATCTCGCCGTGACCCCGCTATCGAAAGCATCAGCAGAGCGCGTCGCAGCAGCGTGGAAGCACTTCGGCAAAAGTTACAGCGCGAAGCCCGTCAAGCTCCCCGGCGTGCCGCAGTACGTCATGCACTTCTCGACCCGCGAGGCGAACGACGGAAGCGGAACGGGTGGTCAATTCGACAAGGCTTTCATGGAGAAGCACGGCGGCGCGAATCCGCTCACGTCGAAGACGCCGCTCGCGCTCATGCTCAAGAACAAGCATCTGCTCCCCGAGGGCGTGACGCCGAAAGACCTCGTTCGCACGAATACGGATACCGATAGCCACGAGTCGCAGGATCAAGCCGTCAAACGCATCGCCGCGATCAATCCGGAGAGCGCAGCATTTCTTCAAGCACACTACGCGAATATAAATGCCGAACCAGCGCACCCACAAGCGAACATTCAGGGCCTCTTTCTTGGAGCGGTCGATAAACTGCCGAGCCCATTTCTGCGTCCGCACGAAGTGATGAACCGCGTCCTCAATCACCATCGCGTTCTACCCGAGGGCATGACGCCCGCGATGCTGCACGCCGAAACGCCCGAAGAGCAAGCCGCCGCGATTCAAGAAGCGAAAGATAACGCGGGCTACATGGGCAACGCCGATTCGGCGAAGTGGTTGCACGATTACTATGCGCAGCGCAAAGAGGCCGCGAATCCGCAGCATAATAGGTTCGTCCCCGCGGGTACGATCACTCCGCCTGCGATTCCATCAAACGCGCATCCGGATTTTCTTCGACCCGACGCACTCGGACCTGAAACGCCGCACACGAGCGAGCTTCCGTATCATGTAAACAGCGCGACGACGGCGGTTTCGGTATCTCCGGATAAAGGCCGCACGAGCGCGCACCCGAACGCCCTTACGCCGCAACGCGAATCGATCACGGGCTCCGATGGTCGCGTGCACGATCTCACGCACCTCGACGTGCCGCCTGGCTCGACGACAGTTAAAGCCATTGGGCAAGCCGCGTTTAAGAAAGCGGCCGACGTTATCGAGCCACTCATCAAAGCACACCAAGAGGCGCTCGACAAAGGCGATCCCGAAGCGCACGCCGATCCGCACGGCTCGCTTCCTCCGGGCGGCGTCGCATTCGCATCGCAGCACGCGTATCGGATGTCGCAGAATCTCTATAAGCCGATGCTCGAGGCTGCGCGAGCCGCAATGCCATCCGAGCAGGTCATTCGTGATATGCAAAAGAGCAACAAAGTCGGCTACGAAAACGATGGTAAAGTGAAAGGCAAAGCGGGCGGCGTCACGCGCGCGATCTTTAACGCTATCGCGCAAAAGCTCGGAATCTCGCCGACGGACGAACAAGAAGTCGACAGTACCCTTTCGACGTGGGCCGCAAGCACGCAAAACGATACGTGTTTCAAGATGCGCGTCGCGAGCAATATGCTACGCGGTCGGCCACCGTGGGAGAACGTCAAGCCTGGAAAGACGGGCATGGAAGCGATCACTCACGCAAACAAACTCTCGCAAGAGATCACGCCCGGATTCCTTAAAGCGCTTCTTCTTCACAAGGCGATCACGCACGCGAGCTTCGAGCGCACGGTCGACGAGAACGGAACGATTCCATTCGCGCGCGGCATTCAGGAAGATGCAGCATCGTCGATGATGGGCAAGACCGCGGCACACGCGCTGGCCGAGGGTCGCAAGGGCGAGAAGATTAAGGCGACCGAGATGACGCTCGCCGGATACGCACCCTATGCTATCGGCTTCGATAGCGGCGCGCAGTTGCATCGTCTCGTTCGACCCGAGGAAATCTGGCACGGCGTCAACTCCCCAACGAACAGCCTGTATGCTGGCGAGATGGAACACGTCATTCAGGATAACGGCGACACCGAATACACGCTCGCGCCGCGCAGTGAGATTCACGCGAAGGGGCAATTCGTGACGCCCGGTGGGGATCACACGCCGACGGCCGCCTACAAAGAGCATTGGCGGAAAATGATCAAGGCGATGCAGGCCGCAAGCGACGTCATCAAGCCGCTCGCGGGCGATGATGAGCCGCTTCTCGTTCCGATGACGCGCGAAGGTTGGCATCAGTGGGTGCCTCCGACGTGGACGCCGAGCAAAGAGCACATCGCCGCCTTCCGCTCGGCGATGACCGACCCGGATGGCGTCATGCGGCTAGACTTCTCGCGCGATCACGGCTGGGCGACGCAGAACGCCGACCCGGAGACGCGTCGCCGCGCGGCCCAAGGGGAGCTTGCTGCCTCATGAGGTTATCGGAAGCCACAATCTATGATGCTCACCCCGATGCTATCGCGGAAGCGAAGGCGCTCGAGGCGCACGGATATGGCGAGATCGAACCCAAGGACCTCAACGATCAAGACGACGTGATGGTCGTCTCGCATCAGAACGGCGGCGTCGCGCCCGCGCGTTATCATCGCGTCGGCGACGATGTCGATCACCTAGGTCATCGAAGCGAGCACGTTTTCGAAACCTATCCCGGCTCGCCTTATTCAGATACGATAAGCTATGCCAACACAATGCGAGAGACACCTGAAGGTGAAATGCGTTCGCGCATTGGAATCTTTCGTCCGAGCAAGCCGGAGCACGCGCTTCATGGTCCTTTGCTTTATGATGCTAGGGATCGACTAGGTTAGGAGATCACATGGGCGTTCGCAACAACACTCAACTCGCGGCGGATTTTCCGAAGACCACGAGCGCGCTCTTGCAGCAATCGAATCAAAAGTTCGATTACTTAATCAATGATGGTTTTCTCGGCGATTACGGCGACTACTCGAGCATTCAAGGATGGCTCGGGCCCGCCATGAACGCGCTCGCCGAGACGTTCGCCATCGCGACTCCGACGTTTACGGGCACCGCGGGAACGACGACGCGCTACTACGGTATCCTCCCGGCGTATCCGCTCGAGTTTCCGTCTGGCGGCGCGCAGAACGTCGATGGCAACTATCTCAACTTCCTCGGCGGCAAGCCTCCGTACGGTTTCCCCGCGGCGAGCCCGAGCGGTGCCGCTTACGACGGCGCGCGATATCTCTGGGGCATAGCCTCGGCGCTCGAGGAAGTCGTGGATACCGCGGCCGTGCTCACCGCAGCGAACTACGTCTCTATCGTGCTTCCCGCCGCGCAGCACATCACGGGCGTGACGTTCGATATCTTCCAGACGCCCGCGGCCACGGGCGATCCGTACACGCTCGTCGCGCGCAACGTCGCGCCGGGAACGACGTACGAGGACAAGGGCCCGCTCGCAGCCGGAGCCGACCCGCTCTACGGTGCGGTCTACACGCCGCCCGCGTACGCGCAAGTCGGCATCGACACGACCGTAACGCCTGCTCCGGGACTCGTCGTCTACGGCTGGCTCACGCGGTTCCCGACGACCTAGGTGAGCACTCGCACCACTGCGGTTATCCCCGCAGACTTTGGCAAGCCGTCCGTGGAGCGCACAGGCCCCGCGGCGGCTTTGCCGTTTGGTGCTATCGAAAAAGAAGCGACGGAGACGCTCGTCGTGCATTTCAAGGTTCTGACCGATAACCCGGTCGAGCGTTTGGAAGTCGCGCGGCTCGTTCAGCGTCAACTCATCGAGCAACGCGTCGGTAGCAAAGACGTGACGTTCATCGTCACGGGCGGCGACGAAGTGGAGTCGGCGGTGATAAGCCTCCGACCGCTCGTCGCGCAGATCGTCGCCGAGGTAAAGAAAACGTTGGGGATTCGTTAGTGGGTAAAGCATTCACGATCTACGCCGCAATCAGCAAAGCCAATATCGACGTTAAAAAGCGTACGGTTACAGGGATTGCGCAGGTTGAGGATCATCAGCCGGACACGCAAGGCGACATCGTTGACTTCGGCGCATCGAAGCGCGCGTTCTCTGCGTGGCCCGGAAATATCCGCGAGATGCACGGCAATAAAGCCGTCGGTCGAAGCGTTTCGTGGTGGGCCGATCCGGTGCGCAAACGAATCTATGTCCGCGCGCGGATTAGCGAAGGCGCGGAAGATACGTGGAAAAAGGTTTTAGACGGCACGCTTACAGGTTTTTCGATTGGCGGCCAGCAATTAGCCGCGAAGCGCGAAGTCGATAAGTCAACCGGAAATCCGGTGAACCGAATCACCGCCTATCGACTCAACGAGCTATCCCTCGTAGATAGTCCCGCGAATCCGCATTGTGTTATCACTGCGATACACAAGCGCAAAAACGGCGTACTCGAGGCGACCAACGTCCTCGGCAACATCCAACAAGGAGCACGCATGGAACTCAAGGCCGTCGCAACCGAGGTTCGCAATCTCACGAAGGGCGTAGACTCGGGCGAAGAATTCTTACTCATCAAGAAGAGCGATCTCGACGCGAAGCGCAGCGACGGTCTGCTCGTTCTCAGCAAGTCAGCCAAGGTCGTTCCGATCAAGAAGGACGACATGGACGGCATGGCCGATGCAGCCGAGGCCGACCCCGGCGCGAGCAACGACATGGGCAACATCGATCTCGAAGACCACGCGACGAACGCGGCCAATATGCACCGCGATCTTTGTAAGATGGCCGGAATCGACGATCACGTCGGCCACTACGAAGATGCGACCGAAGGCGATGACGACGCCCAGGACATGGACGACGACGGCATCGGCGACCAGGGCGCGGATGACGGCCAGATTCAGATGAGCCGCCGCACCGGAAGTCTCCGCAAGCGCCGCGCGATGCGCAATCGCCGCAAGTCGGAAGCCGAGATTCAGAAGCGCATCGATAAGGCCGTCGGCGACGCAACGAAGACGCTCGCGGCGAAGGTCGACGAGTTGACGAAGTCGCTCGGCGGCGGCGCGGCCGTGGCTCCTCGCAAGGGTGCCGAAGGCGAAGCGGGTACGCCGATCTCCAAGACCGTCGGCGACGTCGTCGGCGAGAACGGCGAGAAGCTCGAGAAGGGCTCGGGCGCGCGCTATCGCGAGCTTGCGAAGCGCCTCGGCGAACTCAACACCGAGAAAGACGGCTTCATCGCGAAGATGAACTCGCGCGTCCGTCTCTCGAACGACGAAATCGTTCGCAAAGATCAAGTTCTTCGCGAATTGACGCGCGTCGAAGTCGAGATGAGCGAACTCGCGAGCAACGCGCAAGCGGTCGCGTAACCTTTCCAAGCAGGAAGGCGCGTGTGGACGCTGCGAAAGCGCACCACACGCGCCACAACTTCCGGTCTATGACCGGACCAACATCGGTTATTTCAACCCGGAAGTTTGAGGAGACATAGGATGTCGATGACCACCCTGAGCACGGACGAAATCGTTGCGAACCTTGCGACATTCGACGAGAAGCGGAATCGCATCGCGAAGTCGACGACGGGCGTCGTCGGTCTCGAGTTGGTTCGGCAAGACCTCGAAGACAAGCTCAAGCTCGCTGCGAATGTCGATACGCCGCTGCGCAATCGCATCGCTCGTAAAAAGGGCAACGGCAAGGCGCACGCTTACTACAAGCTCGTCTCGAACGCTGGCCTGAATCAGACTACGTCGAAGTTCCTCGGCACCGATCCGAGCGCGGGCTTCTTCGCGAAGGGCGGCCTGCCGAACTCGGTCGACCCGCAGTACGAATACGTCGCGCGGCCGTACGCCAATCTCGGCGACACCGTGACGATCCCGTGGCAAGACAAAGCTCAAGACGAGTCCTACATCGACATCAAGGCGCAGCAACGCGACGTCAAGATGATAAACGTCGGGCTCATGGAAGAGTGGGCGATCATCAATGGCGACTCGAGCGCCTCCGGTGGTCTCATCTTCGATGGTCTCATCACGCAGATCGTCAACGACGGCTACAACATCCTCGACCTCTCCGCGGGCGGCGGGTCGGGCCTCATGTATTCGGCCATCGTCCAGGAGTGCTTCGCCATCAAGAAGGCGGGCGGTAAGGTCCGCGCGCTGGTCATGAGCTACGCGATGAAGCAGGCCATGACGGAACTCCTCGGCCTCTACTACGCGATCCGTCAAACGAACGCGGGCGGAGACGGCAAGTTCTCCGGCGGCTTCGAAGTGGACTCGTGGAACTTCGGAACGGGCACCGTCGATCTGATCGACGATCAGTATATGCTCCCCGATGCGACCACGGGCTACGAGCAAATCCTCTTCATCGACGACATGACGACCGACGACAAGAACTCGGGCAACGTCATCGAGATGGTCGACGTGGACCCGCTCCACTACAACGAACTGCTCGCGATCCAGACCGCCGACCGCGGCATCGTCTACGAGACCTCGATGCTGCAAGTCGGAATCACGCAGTACCAAGGCCTCATCAAAGGCTTCAATCTCTCGCTCGCGTCGAGCCTGAGCTAGTGCCTCTCGGTGGCCCGTGGTGGGAGATCATCGGAGTCGGCTTCCTCTTCGGAATCGGCTTCACCATCGCGGAGCGCATCGTCTCGGCGCTCATCTCGCTCATCGCGACGCGTCGAGTCTAACGGGTCTTCGTAGGGAAGAGAAAAGAGCGTCGCGCGAGCGGCGCTCTTTTCGTAGGTGCCGATAACCCTCTCGCGAATGGATGGCGCACATGAACGGCGTTTCCGTGGCTCCGGTGATACCGCCGCGTTTCTATCGCTTCGACGACGACCAGCCGAGGCCGCACACGAACGTGTCGCGCATCATGGGACTGCTGCTCGGAACCGATCTCAGCAAGTTTCAGGACCCCGACGGCACGCTCACGTCGTTCAATGCGATGCTCCTGAGCGACGTGATTCCCGAGGCGACCGCACGCGTGGTTAAGGCGCTGCGATTCCCGATGGACTACTGCCGAATCAGCGAGTTTATCGATGGTACGGGCAGCGACACCATCGTCTTGCAGATGAAGAACATACAGTACGTCAACGCGCTCTTCGTGCGCATCTTGCCGTCACTACCGTGGTATCGATTCACGCATTTCCGCAACGTCGATGGCACGGAGTTCAATCGCGCGGG